CCTTGGTTTACAAATATTACTGATAAAACCCTTGAATATAATGAAGCTCTTGATTGGGATATATTTGCTACTGATGATATAGGTCTTGGTTCTATGTGGATAAATTGGACTAGTAATTTTACACTAACTATTAAAGGTATGGCGACCCCTTTAAAATCTTATACTTTGACAAATGCAACTCAATTATTGGCCGGCACATATAAGATTAATGTTTCAATAAATGATACTTCAAATAATTTCAATAGTTCAGTCATTACTATTACTGTCAATCCTGATGATACTTGTACTTATGTTTCAGGGAACTGGGATATTGAATGCTCTGATAATTGTAGTATAGATTCAAATACTACAATCACTGGAAATCTAACTGGAAATGGCACAGGGCATATTAGATTAAATTCCACTTTATTTTTTAGTGGAAGCGACCAGTTTGTTATCTTAAACTCTGGATGTGAATTATATGATGCAAATGATGGAGGTATAGGAAATTAATTAAAGTTTAAATCCATTAACTAAACATGACATATCTAAAAATAAATACTCTCAACGATTTAGGAAGTAGTTGTACTGGTAGTTCAGGAGGTACAAGCAGAGTATTAACTCTATCTAATGCTTTTGTAACTGTTCAATCTGGATTTTTAGTTCATGCATCAGGACTAGCATTAACATTGACTTCTGATTATACAGTCAGCCATAATTCTAGTAACACAGAAATAACTTTTGTAAATCCTATTTGGGACGATATGCCTATAATCGTACAATTTTATACTCAATTAGATGGAAGTGCAGGAGATGAAGGATCTTCAGCCACTAATGATTTTGAAGCGGGGCCTCTTAACGATTTTAAAGTCGATGTTGTGAGAACCCCTGTAACCACTACAACAAACTTTCATGGAGATAAAACTTATACTGATGGTACTGATGAAACAATCGAAGCAGTATTTTTAAATCCAAATCAATTATTTAATCTTAATAAATCTGGATTAACAGAAGGGCGTGATACAATGATTTTCTTTAAAGAAGGCCAAACAATAAACAAATATGATAAGATAACTTATGATTCAAAAGTGTATAGAATTAAATCAGTAAACACTAGAAGATTTGATGGTACTGCAGTTTATCAGATGGCTACCTTATTTTACATTGAAGATGAATAAAGAATTGAAAAATATCTTGCCACAAGTAGCGAGAATGTTACAAAATGAATTAACATTGACATGCCCAGTTGATACGGGCAGATTAAAGAATTCTATAAAAGTACAAGAATATGAAAGAGGGATTGTAATAACTATGGTGGATTATGGCAAATTCGTAGAGTATGGTTCTCCACCCCATGTAATAACTCCAAAAACTAAGAAAGCTTTAAAATTTAAATCTGGTGGTAAAGATATTTTCGCAAAGAAAGTAAAACACCCAGGCACAAGACCAAACCCATTTATTAGGAATGCTCTCCAAACCAAATTAGCTAACATGATTATTAAAGCATTAAGCAGCAATACTTAAATACTTCAATGTATTTTAAAAATTGCTAAGAGGCATAAATCCAAGAGGATGGTATTAGACATACAAAAATTAAAGCAAGAGCAATTAGTTTTCTTAAGAAATGCAGATATTTTAACCACTACTCAACGAGGGGTTACTACTGCAAATGCAACAGGAACCTTAGCTGCTGAATCTACAATCACAATTGCAAGAACAAATGTAAAGAATATAAGAACCTTGACTGTTGGAGCGGTTTCTAAATATATTGGAACTGATTATACTGCAAATTACAATCATGGTACGGGCTGTGTTATAACTTTTGGTTCTAATCAAACAGGAGATTATGTTGTATCACATGACTATGGTACTGATAAGATCTATCCTGATTTTCCAAGAGATGATTTAACTATAACCTCATATCCACGAATTGCTTTAGATATTTTAAATGTAAGTGTTGATAGTTTTGGAATAGGCGGAGATAGTTTTATTTCAAATGTAGCATTCACTATTGTGGTTTATGCTAGTAATACTGATGATTTAGATGGGTATATTCAGGCGATTAAGACCGCTTATATGTCTGTGGCTAAAGATTTTTACTATTTAAATTTTGTTAAGATAACTTTAATAGGCCCGACAATAAATAGCCCTGATAAACAAAACGAGATAATCCAGAAAAACTTAGATTTGTTGGGGATGTTTGAGGTGAACTAATGGGAAACAAAGAATTAAAAAGATTAATGACTAAAGTCGCTAAGGGTGAAATAACTTACGATGAGGCAATAGGATATAAAGCAAAGCCTAAAAAAGTCTCGCTACGGCATCCTAAACGCGTTAAATCTACAGCTAAAAAGAGAAATACACTTAATAATCAAAAAATCAAAAAGGAGGTCGAATAATGGCACAGACATACATAGGAGGCGGAAGTTCAGTTTGCTTATATGCGTTTGAAGACATGGATGGTTGGGCGGCAGTTGCTGCTAGTCATACAAAATCAGATGAAACCTATATGCCTTTCGGACAAGGGGTTGAAGTATCAATCACTAGAAATAATAATGCTGAAAGAATTTATGGTGTTGGAGCAAGAAATGCAACAGCAACAGTAAATAAGCAATATGGTGGAGCGTTTACTATTGGTGGTTCTTTATCAAATGCTTATTGGTTGTTAGGAGTATTAGGCGTTAATAATGATGCAGGTTCACCAGGTGCATATACACACACTTACACAGAAGCAGATATACTACCTAGTTTCACAACTACAACAAGTTTTGAATTAGGAGATACAGATTTTGCTAGTGATTTGATTGGTTGTGTAATTAATCAATGTACTATTAGTGCATCAGTTGGTGAAGCTTTGAAGTTTAGTTTAGAAGGAGCATATAGATATGAAAATCTAGGTACTACAAAATTAGCTAATCTTGCAGACACAGAACCAATATTTACATTTGCACATGGCTCAATTGAAATGCCAAATGGGACAGATCTAGCCTCAGTACAAAGTTTTGAATTAACAATAGTTAATAACTCTGAATCTATATTTGGAGTTGGAAGTAGGTTTGCTACAGGAATAGTTGCTAAAAATCGAGAGTATAATTTTAGCTGTACAGCAGCGTTTAATGATTATACAGATTTATTAACTTATTTCATGGATGGAACAAACTCTAACACTGCACCAGACGCAGGAAGTGGAACAGAGATTGCTACTTTAGAATTAACATTTACTAATGATGATGGAGATATTTTAGATATTAACTTGACAGGAGTTCATCTAAATGAAGAATCATTACCACAAAATGCTAATGAAGTTATAAAGGAAAATGTTTCTGGTTGGGCAAGAGCGTGTACGAATATCATTTATACTAATGATATTGAAACAGCACCATTAGCCGCAACTAATATAGCATGATTCCAAACTTAAAAATAGATGCAAAGAATAGAATAGTCGAGGAAACTAAAAGTGTACCTTTAAAAGTAAATGGAGAACAAATCGAGGTAACCTTGAAGAAACTAAATACTGGAACAAGGAATAGGATACGAAGTGAGTGTACTAAGACTACTGTCTTAGGTGGACAACCACAAGTAAAAGTTGATGACTCAGAGATTCAAGAGAAAATCTTGTCAAAGGCAATAATCAAAGCACCTTTTCCAACAGAAATAAACGATATAAAGAAGTTACCCTCAGAAGTTTCAGATTATCTATTTGAAGTATACGAAGAATTCGCAGAACCCTCAGATAAAAAAAAAGATTGATTAGAGAAACACTAAAAGGTTATCATTTAGATAATCCAATGGTTTCTGATGAATTTATCTACTGGTTTTTTGCTAAGAATTTTGGTTATACTCCAGGGCAAGTGAATGAATTACCTTTTGATAGGATGGTATATTTCCTAGAGTTAGAACAAGAATGTGCTAGATTGCAAAGACAAAAATAATGGCATTTAAAATAGAAGTACCGATTGAAGTTTCAGGTGGCGGTGGTGGAAAAGGAAAAGAAACTGGAGAGAAAATAGCCGAAGGTTTCTTAAAACAAACAAAAGCCCTTACAAAGAGTGTAGGAGCAGGTGGTGGCGGTGGTGGAAGTGCTGGTTTACTAGCAATGGGTGGAAAAATGCTTGGAATTGTGGCGATGATTGGGATTGTTATAGAATCTGTTTGGGTATTCATAAAACCGATTTTAAGTTTGCTTAAAGTGTTGATTATGCTTTTATTCTTACCCTTGATTCCAATATTAAAACCATTATTATTATTTCTTGCAGAATATATTAAGATGACTGCTAAAACTATGAAGATAATGAAAGGGTACATGGAGAAGCTTGTAAGTTTAATCGGTACGGGGGTTACATGGATTTGGGAAAATATTTTAAAGCCAATTTGGGAAGGGCTAGTTAAAGCTTTTGAGATATTTAAGGAATTTGGTATTTGGCTATGGGAAAATATATTTCTTCCTGGATTTTCTAAAGTATTAGAGTTTGGAGTATTGATTTGGGAAATGTTTTTTGCTGGATTAGAAATTATCTATACATTCGGAATAAGGATTTGGGAAGAGATAATTCAACCAGCATGGTTATTTCTAAGTGATGTTGGATTTTGGATTTGGAAACAGATATTATTCCCTGCATGGAATTATTTAAAAGAGGTTGGTAAATGGGTTTGGGCTGTTATTAAATCCCCTTGGGATTGGTTGGCTGGAAAAATAAAGAGTATCTGGAATCTGATTAAAAGTGCGGTTAGTAATATGATTCCTAAATTCTTGACTAGATCTTCGAAGAAAGATGATTTTATATCAAGGCCTGGACAAGAGCCAGTTTCTTTTAATCCGCAAGATACGATTATCGGAGTTAAGGATGTCTCAAAATTAGGTGGAGGTAGTGGAACAATAAACATAAACATAAATAATCCCTCAGTTAGGAATACAAGCGATATAAAAAACATAGCTAACGAAGTCAGTTTAATCTTACAAAGGCAAACAAGCAGGAGAATTTCAGGTGGATGACTTAAAAGAGATACATAAAACCTTGAATTCAATAAGGAGTTTCATTATAATGGAAGCTCAATTACTGAAAAATATCTTGATAGAAATTCAAAAACTTAAGGGGGGTTTAAAATGACATCAATAGGTGGAAAAGATTTAGGAGAAGTAACTGCAGAAAGTTCAACAAAAAGTTCAAACCTTTTTAATCAACCAATACCTTTTTCTGATAGTGATGAGAGTTTGATAATGGATTTAATGGGCACTAGTAGAACCATAACAGTCTCAGGCAAAAAGACTGGAACCGTAGCAGAGTTAAGAACATTCGTCACAGATATTGAAGGTTTACAAAATGGAAAACAAGCAAGTTTAACGTTTGTTAGTAGTTGGACTAATGTAAATAAAAGTGTATTGATACAAGATTTTTCATGGGATAAATCAGAAGGCGATGAAAACAAAGTGAGTTATTCGCTAACACTTTTAGAAGGTACGGCATTATGAAATTATGCAAGGTAATTATAAATTCTGTAACTGTTAAAGATTCAGATGGTTCTCCAGACCCTAATAAATTAGTTAGTTGGGAATATGATAAAGATGATGAGGAAATCTCTGAAGCAAATATACTACTTCCTAGAAGTGTTGTTGATTTACTTGATTTAAGTAATGGACAAGTAGTAGAAATCTGGGGTGGTTGGACAACAAGCACAGATAGAAGATATTTCTATGGCTATATTGATGATATAGAATCAGAGGGTGCATTAATAAGGATTTCTTGTAAAAATGAAATGATCATGCTAGTAAGAAAAAACATAAACCATATCTATGATTCTAGTATTGATGCTTCTGCTGGTGAGATTAGTGAAATAGTCGAAGATATGATTGAAACTTATGGTGGATTAAATGCTACTGTTCAAGCAAGTGGCAAAGATGATGGAGAAAGAGTTGACCAGTTTAAATGTTTAAATACAGACATCTGGGAAAGAGTTTATTTATTGAAGAAAGCATTAGGTTGGGATTTATATTATGATGATTCAACTAGGGTTGTTTTTTTTGAACCACAAGGATATAATGCTTCTGGTATTACACTGACTGTTGGAAGTGAGATTATAGGATTACCTAATTGGGATTTAGATACATCAAATATGATAAATGATTTAAGGGTTGATGGGGCTAGTGTTCCAACAGAACTAACAGAAACAGGACAAGTAGGAACTACTGCAGATTATACTACAACTTCAATACTCTTAACTCATACTCCAGATATTGTTGAGCTTTACATGGATGCGGGAACCCCACCTACAACCCAAAAAGTTGGGGGAACAAAAGATACAAGTATAAGCAATTTTTATTATGTGGATAGAGAAAACAAAAAAGTAATGCCAGCAGTAGGAACTACTTTCACAACAGACCATTATGCTATAATTAATTACTCTTGGACTGTAGCAATGCCAATCCATCTGTATAACCAAGTAAGTATAGATGACTATGGACTTTTTCAGAAAACATTACAATATGATGATATATCTAGTGTTGCAGATGCAGAGAGTAGAGCAAAAAATATTCTTTCTGCAAGAAGTAAACCACAAGTAAGTGGTAGAATTCTCGTTAGATCTGAATCCGCAAACATTCCTAATCGTGGTGAAACAATAACTATCGTCGACGAGAAAACCCCTAAAAACGCAGGAGAATATTTCTCAGGAGATTATGTTGTAAAGAAAATAAAGTATAAATTTCCTAGTGCTTATGAAGAATTAGAAATAGGTGATGCTAAAATTCAACTAGCAGATTGGCAGCAATCAACTGATGAACGAATAAAAAGATTAGAAGAAAGCTCAGTAAGGAATCAAGATTTATTATTAGAATTGGTTGAAGCATCAAACGATGAAGGTAATAACTCTAAAACAACAATCCCTAGATATTTTAAATTATTACGTGAGAATTATGATGTGTCAAATAATCGTATGATATGGGATAATGCAACTCATGGAGTTTGGAATAGTGATAAATGGGGGGATGGTACAGATACTTTTGAAACAGAGATAAACTATTTTATCTCTCAATACAAAAACACATATACAGAAGATTTTATTGATTCTGATTTTGAGAATACTGATACGAGTGATTGTACTTGGGATGATGATGGAAGTATAACTTTTACATCAGGACAACTAGGCGAAAGTCTTTCTATTGATTATAATAATGGAACAATTACTACAGCCAAATTAACTAGCACTGAGGAAAGTGGTGTCTTTGCTTATGAAATGACAGCAGACGGATCTAACTGGGAAACTGTAACAAGTGGAACTGCCCATACTTTTTCAGATACAGGAACAGACTTAAGATGGAGGGCAACAGAAGATGATACAAGTACAGGAGAAATATCTAAAATTGTTGTAAGTGATTATCACTAAAGATTTAAATATGAGATATACTTTAAAATAATATGGCAAGAGATAAATTGGGAAGATTTACAAAGGGAAATATATCTTGTAAAAAAGGTAACAGGAAATATAAAATAAATTGTTTATTTTGTGATTCTTTAATTAAAACTTCCGATAAAAGAAAAAATTTTTGTAATCATTCATGCTCTATGAAATATCAATTTAAGAATGGAGTAAGAAAAGTAAGCAATAATTTTTTAAATTCATTTGGTGGTTTGAAAAAGGGCCAAACAAATTCTGGAAGTTTTAAAAAAGGAGATAAAAGAATAGTTGGTGCAAAGAATCCTAATTGGGAGGGGGGAATTACACCATTAAATAAATTATTAAGAAGAAAAAGTATGTGGAAAATATGGAGAGAAGCAGTTTTTCTAAGGGATAATTTTATTTGTCAAAATAAAGATTGTGAGTATTGTAATAATAAACTAGGAGTTTATTTGCATCCTCATCATATTAAACATTTAGCATTATTCCCTAAATTAGCTTTCAAAGTTGAGAATGGAATAACTTATTGTGCTGAATATCATTTAAAATCAGGTTTGCATAGAAGAATTACAATGCAAAAGGAGTGTTAAAATTTCAACAGGAAGTACTATTACAACAAATGGATTAAAGACAATGTTAAACAGAACATTCAAAGCTACCCCTGATTATACGGCCCCAACAAGATTTAAAATAGGAACTGGAACCACAACCCCTGCGGTTGGAGATACAGATATGGAAACTCCTGTAAATATTAATGGAACTGAATTTAAGAATTTTGTTAGTGGTTATCCTAGTCTTGATGAAACAAATATGCAAGCAACAATTCGAGGTTTTGTTTTAACTACAGAAGCAAATGCTAATTCATTAACAGAATTTGGGATAATAAACACCGACGGTACTCCTTTATTATTTAGCCATGCAGTATTTACCGCAATAACTAAAACTACAAGTGTACAAATTTCATTTATTGAAAAGGATAAACTAGAATGATAGATATTAAACAATCAAAAAGCGAAGTAAAAAACATGATTAATTCAAAATATTTTGGTGGAATAATATTAAAAATTTTAGATAGTGTTGAGATATTAGCAAAGAGTCAAGAAGATCTATCTAAGAGATTAAAGGTGTTGGAAAATGGCATTTAATGTAACCACAGACTTTACAAACGGAACTACGGCAGTACCAGCAGAAGTAAATGCAAACTTTGAGGATATAGAAGACGAGTTTAATGATTCTTCGCCTACTGCAAATACTTTGTTGCATGTAGTACCAGTTGGAACAATAATCGCATGGTGTAAATATTTTAATGCAGTTGATTCAGGAACAACTGATGGGGCTTCTTCTGGAAAATTAATCGATGCGGGCCAGAACTTTGTAACGACAGTAAGTACTGGAGATTTAGTTTCAAATACCACTGATGGAACAACCGCCTTAGTTGATGCAATAGATGATGATGAGAATTTATCAATAGATACAAACATAATGGCTAGTTCTGAAGCATATATAATTTATGCCCCTTTGGTTTTACAAGATGGCTGGGTTGAATGTAATGGACAAGCCTTATCTGATGCTGATTCTGATTTTAATGGACAAACAATTCCTGATTTAAATGCTTCCACTGGAACTGAAAGATTTTTAAGAGGCTCTCAGATGACCCATACTTTGGGAGGCAGTGAAACTCATACTCACGGACAAAATTTCGCTGATGGAGGGGATTTAGGGGGAGATGGAAATGCAGTTGGTAGGTCTTCAGACCAACCGGCAAATACAGATGCAACATCAACGTTACCTAGTTATTTCGAAATAGTCTGGATAATGAGGGTAAAATAATGGCATTCGCAGTAACAACTGATTTCACAGGGGGAACAACTGCAAATGCTACTGAAGTAAATCAGAACTTCGCAGATGTTGAAGATGAGTTTAATAGTTCTTCGCCAACAGCAAATACTCTAGAACATATTATCCCCTTAGGAAGTATTATCGCATGGTGTAAATATTTTGATAAAGTTGATTCAGGAACAACCACTAGTACAACTTCAAATAAATTAGTTCAAACAGGTCAAAACTTTGTAACTACTGTAACAATCGGAGATTTAGTTTTAAATACTACTGATGGAACTACGGCTTTGGTTTCTGCAATAGATTCAGATACAACCTTGTCTTTAGATGGGAATATTATGGTTAGTGGGGAGACTTTTATTATTTATGCTGCATTAACTTTGCAGGCAGAATGGGCTGAATGTAATGGGCAAGAGTTAAGTGATGCAAGTTCTAATTTTAATGGACAAAAAATTCCAGATTTAAATGCAAGTTCTGGTACTGCGAGATTTTTAAGGGGGTCTCAAACTTGTCACGCATTAGGTGGAAGTGAAACACATGTTCATGGAGAAAATTTTGTTGATGGTGGAAATCTGGGTGGAAATGTATCTGCAGTTGGTAGGTCTTCAGACCAACCGGCAAATACAGATGCAACATCAACGTTACCTAGTTATTTCGAAATAGTCTGGATAATGAAAGTAAAATAAGGAGGTTAAAATGGCAAAACAAATGTATAAAGTAAGTACTGGTGCTTGGAAATCGATAAAGAATACTCTAATTGTTTGGGGTATTCCTGCATTAGTTTTATTTATTGATAACTGGACAGAGATAGTACCAGCAAATTACCAAAAAGTAGCAATTCCAATCATTGGTGTAATAGCTTATTTTATAAAGAACTATATTCAGAATAAATAATTTAAGGGTTGGGTTAAGATCTGGCCGTTATATTGGCAAAGTAGATACTTAACCGCTCCTTAAAATTCATGAATATCATGTATTTGTAACTATTCAGTGGTTTAAAAATATTACTGCTCAAATAAACTATAATCGTTGTACCGAATAAATGGAAAGTAAAGAAATATCCGATTTGATGGAATCAGCTTTACCTATTTGCCCTAATCGTAAATGTATCAATTATGGAAAATACAAAGAATGTTACGTTAATTATGCGACTTGTGAGCAATATGAAGCATGGTGGGGACTTTTATCAGAAAAAGCTCAAAGGGGAATAATAGACCCACACAGATATAAAAATAACCCTTACAGATAAATTTATAAATAATTGATTCTTGGTTTTTAAGTGAGGTGGTTTCTCATAGAATTCTCCCACATTTTTTATTCTCTTGTATTTGTGTTCAAGAAATTTGAACACCTTTAAGTTCAACGTGTTCAAGAAATTTGAACACATTGGTATTTAACGTTAAACTAGTGTTATCAGTTAATTAGTAGTGATTTTAACGTATTTACAGAGCCGTAGCGAGACTTTTTTATGCCTTTGAATATAAAGATTAAGCACCTTTACGTAAAGCATAAAAATTAAATAATTCTAACTCCTGATAATAAGATGATACACCAATTTGGACACGGCAAATTAAGGATAGTACACAACAAAGATAAAACTATGGATGTGCATTATCAAGGAACTTGGCCTGATTGTGAAGATGACGAAGAAGTTGTAATCATGTTACGTAAAGATCTATCCTTGTTAGTTGAAGCAGATTCTAGAAGTTTGGTTGCTACTGCGGTACCAATGCCTGATGATTTATTTTCAACTATTGATACAGATGGAAAAAAGCAAATACCTTATTTTGAGAATGAAATAATTTATTCTGCAGATGATGAAACCACTCATAAATTATTTTTACAACATTTTGTTTATACCTCAAATCCAAAAGATGAAATCTGGATAAGATATTGTTCTGTTGATATGAGTTTAATTGAAGAACGATAAACCAAAAAGTTTATATTTGAATAATTCTTAGTTTTTATGTGGGGTTAATTCTACCATGCTTTTTCTCCCACACGTTACTTATTAGTGACAACTAAAAATAGAAGCTTTTAAAAATATTAATTAAGTGGTTGTTTTATGGTAGAATTAAATGTAAGAAAAGTTGGAGATTTTTTTGTCACCAAAGCTATTCAATCTTATGGATTCGCACTTTTGGCAAGGAAGAAAGAATTGACTTTAGGGTTTTACGAAGATTTAAGATGCTTGGATTACACAGGAGGGAAATAAGGTGTAAAAAATCTTATTTTTTTAAAAGTGAGAAATCAATCAATACAATCACAAATCCAACAAAAAATAAGTAATTATAAGTATAAACTTAATTCTTATGAAAATTCAGAGATTTTAAAAAATAAATGTAAGATTAATACAAAGGAGATGTAATACAAATGACATGGAAAAAAGTATGGAATGATAAAATAAAGAAGCAACCAAATAAATTACAAAAAAATCCAACAATTGCTTTTAGATCTAGCTTAAATCCAGAAGTATTAAGTTATATTAAGATGTTATCAAATAAAAAAAATAAATCTAAATTTATTAATCAAGCAATTGAGATGAAATACTTTTATGAAACAAATAAAATCGCTTTTTTGAATCAAGTCCTAGAGTCTAATTTTAAACTATGTAAATATTTATTAAGGAAAATTGGTCGGGCATTTGCCGTAACAAATAAGTGACAACTAAAAATAGAAGCTTTTATAAAGCGATTATACTTATATAATTTAGGAGGATTCAAAAAATGAAGACAATAACTTACAAAGAATATTTAAGAATAGAAAAAAATATAAAAGAACTTCGAGAGCAAGGAGTTATTTTCTTGTTCAAGAAGAATAGATTCAAATTAGCCTTAGGGGTGGCTTGTATTGTTATTGCCTTAATTCCTAATGGTTTAGGGATAATTTTCTATCCTCTTGGCTTTTATTTGCTTGGTATTGGAACTAGTGATTTATTTAGATTTAGAGAGGAAATATTCAGGAGAATTAAAAATAAATTAAGATGGTAAAGAAACAAATAAAATTTATTGGAAGTTTATTTTGGTTATGGTTTTGGATTATAATGTTCTGGCCAATAGCAATAGTTTATTGGGCAGTGAGGCAAGGATGATACAATATAAATTAACAGAAAAAGGATTTGAAATAATAAGATTTATACCTTATAGTCTATATAGGCGGGGGGGAAGGATTCTTTTGAATCCTCCTAACCCCTCATTGAAAGGAGGGCAAAATGTCAACAGAAAGAATTAAAGGAATAATCAATTCAGTTTCAGGAGTAAAGGAACATGATGGGAAATTGCAAATTGGCTGGACTTTAGACAATAATCCACAGAAATGGTATAATGCTTCAGGTGATGAAAATGAGTTAAAAATCTTATTGCAGGAGATTATAAGCAGAGGAAATGCTATTGAATTCAATTATGATACTCTAAGCCAAACAATAACAGGCCTAGTTAAAACAAAGGAAGCAGAGGCAAGTAAAAGCGTTCCTAAAAATGAAGTTAAAAATACTCATGAATCAAAGAGTTGGGATGAAGATATAGTCAATTTTGAAACTTTACTTAAAGCAGCTCACGATAAAGGATTAGATGAAATTTCTACAATAATGTTAGCGATAGACATTGAAAAGAAATATGCTTTATTTAAATGTAAAGTTCATGGGAAAAGAGGATTTTTTGAAGCACATGGTGATACAACAAGTGAGAATATAAAAGGAGAGTTTATCAAGCCTCACTTTATCCGTATGGCTGAAACAAGGGCTATATGTAGAGCATTACGATGGTATACTAATAATGCTGAATGTTCTGAAGAAGAAAAGCAATAATTTTTTTATTATTTTTATTATTTAAAAAACAAAAGAAAAGGAGAAATAAATGGAAAACGAGATATGTATAAGAGAAATTAACGAGAATTTAAGAAATATAAAGTTAGGTATGGCATTAACAAGGCCATTAATACAATTAAATGCTCATTGTGAGTTTAAAAAAAGATATAATGAGTGGTGTAATATTCAAGATGGATTACCTGAAGGTACAGATATTAAGCGGAGAGAGTATCGTCAAAGACCAGAAGTTAAAGCTAGAATGAGGAAATATGCCCGAGAGCAGTATCAAAAACCTGAAGTTAAAGCTAAAAAAAGAAAATATGCCCGAGAGCAGTATCAAAAACCTGAAGTTAAAGCTAAAAAAAAAGAGTATTATTTAAAACAAAAAATAAAGGAGTTAAAAAAATGATACAAGAAACAAGTAAAATAGCATACAAAGAAATAGCAAAAGAATTAGGAGATAGACAAATCCAAGTTTATGAAACCTTAAAAAGATTAGGTAATGCTTCAAATACAATGATAAGTCAAGAACTCAATTTGCCAATAAACTCA